AATGCTGCTGTTGATGGCGCAGTTACACTGTATCACGACAATTCAGCCAAAATCGCCACCACCTCATCTGGCGTGGACATCACAGGGGCGTTTACCGCAACTGACGGCTGCACAATCACCACTGCCGACAATGACGCACAGCTAACGCTTAAATCAACAGATGCGGATGCATCGGCTGGTCCGTTAATTAAAATGCACCGTGATAGCAGCAGCCCTGCTGACGGCGATGCTTTGGGTAGATTTAATTTTATCGGCGAAAATGATGCTAGTGAAGAAATCACATATGCTCGTATTCATGCAAAGGCTAGTGATGTAACGGATGGAACGGAAGATGGACAACTGTTACTTTTAACAACTGTGGCTGGCACTAATCGCAGCCGTATGGCTATTGGCTCATCCGAAACAGTTTTTAACGAAGATAGCGTAGACCTAGACTTCCGTGTTGAGTCAGACAATACAGCCAACGCATTATTCGTTGAAGGTTCATCAGGTAACGTGGGCATTGGCGATGACGACCCAACCCGTATGCTACACATAAAAGCACTAGGCACAGGCACAGCAGAACAAGCTGCGCTTTTGATGGAAAATGAGGTAGGTACAACAGGAGAGATTAAACAAGGACCATCTTCCGACAACAATATGATTTTTACAGAAAATGGTAGTCAGAGGATGCGCATCACAGCGGGTGGAATTGTGGATGTGGGTGGGACGGGTGGCGTTGCTAGACTTAACGCTTTTGCCACCAACTGGCCCGAAAATGCACTAGGGATTTATTCAGCTAATATATCAAGCCAAACTAATTTTGCTGGAATTGCGTTTTTTAACCAAGACAGTGACTCCACTGTTGGTAATGTAGCTGACATTTACACCAACCCCACTGGAACTCTCAGTCTAACTTCCGCAGCCAACCCAGCAATTCAGTTGAAATATGGGTCACCGGGCATAAGTGGTGGCACTCCCGCATTAACGGTGGATAGCAGTGGCAATATCGGCATTGGCAATATCACCAGCCCTGCTGCTGGACTTGATGTTCGTGCAGGTTTAAATGGTAACTCACAGTTTCTTGTAGATGACTCTACTACTGGTGGTTCTGGTGCTGGTGGTGCATTCCTAAAGTTTATGGGTAGTAATGCTACTGCTGAACAAATCGCTGGCATTGACGGCTCTATGACAAATGGTACTGATGGCAGTGAAAGCGGCATACTAGCTTTATTTACTATGAACAGCGGTACATCAGCCGAAAAATTCCGTATTGCTTCTAACGGTGACTTAACAGCCACGGACACTTCTATTGCTTCTAACTCTGACCAGAGGATAAAGGATAATATCTCAGACTTTGATTACGACCTTGCTAAATTTAAAGAGTTCCAAACTCGCACATTTGACTGGAAACAGCCCACTTTGCATGGAGAAAAGTCGGGTGTACGAGGTTTCGTTGCACAAGAACTAGAAGCAATAGATTCGTACTGGGTAAGCGAAATTGAAGTAGCATCAAATAGTGACGACTATCAGTACCTACCCGACACAACTGTAACTGACGATTCCAATAATCAACGAGTGGCACGGTTTGCTAAAACGTCAAAGCTAGGCCAAAAAGATGCGATGTATGTATCAGTTATTCAGCAGCTAATTGCTAAGATTGAAACACTTGAAGCAAAAGTTTCAGCATTAGGGGAGTAAACAATGGCAACAACCATGACATTTGAATACCCACAGTTAGAGAGGGTTGCCAAAAAGGGCGACAATGTTGACGTGGTTCAGACAATTCACTGGAGAGTAAACTGCGTTAGTGATAGCGACAAAGACGCTAACGGAATATACTTGACAGCGGGTATATACGGAACAACTGCAACTGCGGTTGAGGATGGGGCATCCTTTGTAGAATACAACTCAATCACAAAAGATTGGTGTAAAGCAAAGGTCTTGGCTGCTTTAGGTAAAACTGAAGAAGAACTAAAGGCGCAACTTGATGCAGATATTGCAGAACAAAAGACACCAACAATTCTCACTGGCACACCCTCTGGCTGGTAGCAAAGATGAAGCTGACAATGGAACCCGTACTCAAAACACAGATGGAACTTGAGGCACACGAAAAAGAGTGCGCTGTACGGTACGCTGCTGTGCAAGAGAAGCTAGAGGGTTTAGACAAGCGTATGTGGCGACTAGAGGCGTTGATCATGGCGTCTACGATGGGTGTGGTGGCGATGATCGTTACGATGCTGTTGAAACTGGGGTAATACTGTGGCAACTCTTGAAGAACTACAAAAACAAGTTACAGAGGCACAAAAGCAAGTAGACGCTTCAAGTAGTATTAACTACAGGGGTTCTACGATTAATCTTGGCGGTGGCCCCACACTGCAGGGTAACGAAAACCAATATCAAGGTTACTTTGATTCAGGTGGTAGGTTTAGAAAATTTAATCAACATCCTGACGTACTTGCGGCTGACCAAGCCTACAGAAGTAATAAATCCAAGTTAGCTGATCTACAAACACAATATGCAAATATGCAAGCGGAAGCTGCAAAACCAAAGCCCCCCGCTGATCCTCCGATGAAATACGACCCGGTAGCGGAACCAGCACGGCCCCCCGCTGATCCTCCGATGAAATATGACCCGGTAGCGGAACCAGCACGGCCCCCTGTTGATACGGGATTTGAATTAGGTCCACAAGTTGTAGTATACGGTCCTGATGGAACAGCCTACGGAAATCCTCAAGCAGCAATTGCGGCTGGTGTTACAAACTACACCATGACACCTCCCGCTGAAAAATCACCCGGTGGTGGCTCATTTGAATACAGCCATACAAATGCTCCTATGTATGAGCAGTTTAAGCAGTCTGATTTTTATAAGGATATAGCGAATACACCGGGTGCGACGGTTGTAGGTAGTTCTACAATCGATGGGAAATCCTACAGTTTCCCTATGGCGATGGAAGCAGAAGCGTATAATAAATACATGCGTAGCTTGGGGAATTATAACGTAGGCGGAGGGAAGTCAAATACCGGTCTTCTTGAAAATCCCAATGCAAAGTACATGGGAGGATTTCGTCAACCCGGTGACATGGGCATGTACGTAGCGTTCAATGACCCCGGTCAACCGGGAGAAGGTTTTGCTAACGCTGAAGAATATGAAGCGGCTTTAAATCTAGGAAAAAAGAACATGGCAGCAACAGACACTCCGCTTAAAGGTAAAACAGGTAAAGAGCTAGAAGAGGCTGTTTTGCAAAGGCAAGCTGAACAGGCTGACTCTCAAGCTATGACTCCGGGCACTACCATTGATCCTGAACTTCAAAAGGTTCAAAACGAAGAGTTATTAACCGACTCTAACGTAAAAATGGCAACAGTGACCGCTCCTGTCCCTGCCACTATTGATCCTGCACTATACAATCAAACAGCCCCTGTTGCAACTGCAGCAAAAACATACGAAGCCGCTAATGTTATTCAACCTACAGACGCCCAAGCCGCACGGGGGCAGGTATCTGCTGAAGCTATTATTCAGGCTCAACAAGGAGCTTTATCTGCCGATTCTCTAGCGGCAGCACAGACTGAAACTTTAGATCCACGAGCTACAACTCAATTCCAACTGGCAGAGTTATTTAAAAGTCTAGAAGACGGCAAGCCTCTTCCTGCGTGGGCTGCTCCTGCTGTTCGTAATGTTACCGCAATTATGCAACAGAGAGGTTTAGGTTCTTCCTCTATGGCTGCAGCAGCAACAATGCAAGCCTTGATGGAATCGGGCGTTAACATTGCTAATCAAGACGCACAAAAATACGCTACAATTCAATTACAAAATTTAAATAACAAACAACAAGCTGAATTACAAAACGCTACAGCTTTAGCAAATATGGACATGGCAAACTTAAACAACAGACAACAGGCTGCTGTTAATAATGCCAAAACATTTTTAGCAATAGACGTACAGAATCTTACAAACGAACAACAGTCAAAAACAATAGACTATCAAGCTAAAGTAAACATGATGCTATCTGACCAAGCAGCGAAAAACGCAGCGTCTCAGTTTAATGCAAAGTCAGATAACGAAATTAATATGTTTTTTGAGGAGCTAGGTAGTCAAATAGAATCCGCTAGTAAAAACAGAGCCGTATCTGTTGCTCAGTTTAATGTAAATCAAAGAACTGCTATGGATCAATTCAACGCTAGTATGTCTGCTTCTCGTGAACAATTTAATTCTAACATGCAGTCCACAATAAATCAAAGTAACGCTAATTGGCGTAGACAACTTAACACGGCTAACACAGCATCCCAAAACGCAGCAAATCAACAAAACGCTCAAAATTTGTTAACTTTAAATCAAAATTCATTAAACAATTTGTGGCAGTTATACAGGGATCAAGCTGCGTGGACTATGCAAATTTCAGAAAATAACTCAGAACGGGCACACAACGCTGCTATGCTTTCTGCACAGATAGATGCTAACTCTAGTTCTTACGACGATCAGTTTAACAACTTTTTGATGGTGAAGACTGTAGACAGTATCTTCAAGTCATTATAAGGATACCACCATGAGTCTATTTGCAACAGCTACGAAATTATTTGGAGCAGCTTTGATTGGGGAGATTGCTGGAGAGGGAGTAAAGTACGCCGCTAAGACTTACCTTCCAGATAATGTGTACAGTGGTTTGACTAGGTTTACGGACAGTTTTTTAGGTAGATCAGCAGTTAGTGCAGCGGAAGCTACAGGCAAAACTTTTATTGAAATGATGGCAGGTGAGGTTTTACCGGATTCCCAAACTCCTCCCACGGCGGGTACAGTTGACGCAGTAGGATCAGCAAAAACTCAAGCCCTATCGGGTGCAGGTACAGCTAATCAGTTTCCCGGAATGCAACATCCGTCGGTGGTAGAGGCAATGCAAAGGGATGCTGTAGTTAAAAAAATAGAACAAATTTCTCAGGGAATACGTGTGCCTTCTCCCAACATAAAAGCTCAGACTTTTTCTCCGGCATCTATGCCAAAGGTTTCAATTTCAAAGAAGTACAAACAAAAAACTAAAGCAAAAACGTAGGATAGAAAATGGCTCTTGACAAGATAAACGCTATGGCCGCTCCTCCGGGACACTCTTTAACAGGTTCTCCGGGCAAATGGCCGTGGGAAAGTCCTCCTCAAATTGTTGATCCAGAGATGGCGATAGATTTTATAATTGAAAAGCTTGAGGACAAGCCTGTGAAAGATGACATGCTTTCCATGATGGGAGCGGGTATAACTGTCCAAGAACTTGTTGCTCAAATATCATTCAAGGGATTCATGGAGGGGTACTTTAGTCCTGATGTTGCAGAGTTGATAAAGCCAGCGGTAGGTATACACCTGTACAAAGAAGCTACGGATGCTGGTATAGATGTTCAAATGTTTGTTGACCCCGAAGAGGAGGGCGAACAAACAGGAGAGGTAGACGAAGTTGCATTCTTTGAAATTATGAAGCAGCGTAATCCAGAGTTGTTTTCTGCTATAATAGAAATGACAAATCAACAACAGCGCATGGATACGGAAAGAGTGATTAAAATGAATAGTGCCCAAGAGCGTCGGGCTGTTCCTGAACGCCCTAACACCGAATCGTTTTTGACTGTGGGGGATATGTAGTATGGGCGCACCAGCTTTACTTTGGGCTTTATATGCAGGTAGTCAATTTCTTGAAGCTAAAAAGGCTAAACAAGATGCCGTTGACGCTGAAAACTTTAAAAAAACCCAGTCTTCACTGGTAGACTATATTGGTATACCTCAAGGAGAACAAAACGAAAGGCTACTACTGCCGACCGAACTTGATCAGTCCAAGATAACTGCAAAACGAATTGGAGGTACTGAAGGCGCGTGGGAGAAAGTAGACCCCACTACTACAAGTGAAAACCTGTACATGATGGGTATTAAGAATAATTTTACTACTGGAACGGAAGCCCAACTCACTCAACAGTTTGGAAAAGAGTGGAACACAAAAGCCTATACAAATGTAGGACAACGACTTTCAACTGCTGGAAAATCAGAAGATAGTATTAACGATAAAATAATTTCATCATGGATGGATTCACAAAAAACAGGTGATAAATCTGTGTTTGTTTTTGAGGGCACTAAGGAAGAAGACGGCAACATTGTAAAAGTTTTTGGTACTAGCAAGGCAGAGCTAGAAAACAAGGGTGCATCAAACATAGGGCAAGTAGAGGTTCCTCAACAGTTTGCTTTGGGGCTTGGACTTTCGGAAGAAAGCTTGCAAAGCATGTCTAAAAAAACGTTTGTCACTCCAACTGCTCCCGAAACCCAGTCCTACTTTGTTGGGTACGTTAATGGTAATGAAACGCAATTCAACACACTAGAAGAGGCAGAAGCCGCTGGGGCAGAAAAAGTAGGCCAAGCAGTGTATAAGTCTTCTGATGGTGGAAATACTTGGACAAGAAAAGGTAATATAGTTTTTCTACCTACAACTTCTGCCGCAGATAAGGCAGAAACTCAAAACTTCTTTGTTGGCTACGTAAATGGTAATGAAATAAGATACGAAACAGAAGGACAAGCCATAGCCGCTGGGGCTTCTAGAGTTGGACAAGCAAGTTATGAAACCGTTGATGGTGGAACAAATTGGACAAGAAAAGGGGCGATAACATTTCTACCCACGCCTGATGTTGAGATTGAAAACCGAAGCTATTTTGTTGGTAACGTGGGTGGTAATGAAAGAAGATTCAACACAAAAGGAGAGGCAGAGTCCGCTGGGGCAAAAGACATAGGTCAAGCAGACTACGAATCAGAGGACGGCGGAACAACTTGGAGACGAGTGGGCAACATATCATTTTTAAGCGAATCTGATGAGGGTGTAGTAGAGAAAAGTTATTTTGTTGGATACGTGAATAATAATGAAAAAATATTTGAAACAAGAGCAGAGGCAGAAGTCGCTGGGGCAGTAAACATTGGTCAAGCAATTTTCAAGTCAACTGATGACGGAAAAACTTGGGAAAGAAAGGGAAAAATAACATTTATACCTGCGCCTAAACCCGATAAAGTTGCACCAAAACACTATGTTGATGCTGTAAGACTAGACACAGAGGGAAAACCTGTAACGGGAACTGTTGAACAAATTCCTCTAGCACAATTTAATGCTAACAGAAGCGAGTACGATCCTAAATTAAGACCTAACGGTGAACCTGTAGCGTATCAACTTAACGAAGATGGATCTAGAAAATCCCTAAGCATAGGTGTATCTGAAACATCCAAAGCCTTAAAAATTGCTGACGCTCTTGTAAAAATAAACTACACAGATGCAAACCAAAAGCAACAAACATTTTTTGTAGAAAACAACTCTACAAATGCTGAACCTGAGAACCGTTTGGTATTGTATAGGCAGTTTTTAGCTAGTCTTCCTCAACTTCCAAACTACGAATATGACATTAGTAGTTTAGAGCCAAGTCAACTAAGAAGTTTTATTGGTCAAGTAGCACTAGATTTGCAAGATAGTTTGACTATTGTGGACCCTACAACAAAAGAAAGAATACCCGTAGAAGATGTAGTTGCGGATATGGCACAGTTCGTAAACAATAAGCTGCCAATTCTTCGTAGTCTTAGGGGCGATCCAACAGGTAAGGGTAGATGGATAAGTCTAGAACGACAACTACAAGAATTAGCAAGTCTAGAATCAGCACAAATAAAAGAAGTTGCTCAACAAGCAGCCAGTAACACTACTCTACCAAACGGGGATAGTGCGGGTGCTATAGTGTCTACGGTGAATGGGGAAGTACCTGCTAAAGCAACAGCGGGTGGTTCTGCCATATCTAATGAACCAGTAAGAGTTAAAGTACCAATCATATCGATATTTAACGACACTAGATACGGGGGCACTGTTAAAAACGCTATATCAATGATAGCACACACAATGCTTCCTGAAGGTGTGACTGAAGCTACAGAATCTCTAGAGTCTAAAAATGACAGAATAAACAAGGCAACCACCCTTGTCTCAACCCTAATAGAGTACAAAAAAGATGAAAGCGGAGCCATAGTGCGGGGTCCAGATGGGAAGGAAATCTTATCGGATACACAAGTAAAACTAGACTTTGTAAAGTCTCTTAATAACACTACAGGTGGTATTCCTGACATGGCAACATTTATGAATATGTTGAAGTTAGGAAACGAAAGAAAAATAGGTAATCAAAGTGTAGAAAGATCCATCTCAACGGCTTTTAAAGAGTTGGTGGACAGCGACTACGCTTCAGCCGTACAAGTTGTTCAGACGTTTAGCCCCTCTGCAACTGGCACCAAAAGAGACGCTCTGTTGTTCGCAAGGGTAACAGGAAAATCAAGCGGTTTATTCCAAAAACACCAACAAGCCGAACTAACTCGCGCTGACGGGGCGGCTACTGCTAACAAGCAGATAGGGTCTATGATTGGCACGTACTACTTAGATGGCAACCCTATGAACATAAATTCATTTTGGGGCAATCTTTACGTACAGGCAAATGGATTTGTAAATATGGTAGCTGACCAGTCCCCGTTTTTGGCTGAGATGGTGGGTAGTCTTCTTCCTGAAGATGCTACATCTCAACTTGAAGTATCCCTCTACGGTAAAGCTACAGACACTGGTGAACGTAGATTTATTTCTATAAGCCAACAGATACCATCAAACATAGATGAACTGGCTGCAGAAAAAGGCATGTCAAAAGACGAATACTTACAAGCTGAAGCAAAAGCCCGAAAAGAAAACCGTGAGCAATTTAGGAAAGTGACTACAGGTATCAACAGCAACGATGCAAAAGTAAGAAACTTAGCCCTAAGAAATTACTACCGTTACATGGTAGCATACACTATGGCGGCAGCTATTCAGGGAGGAACGGGCGGAAGAACAATCTCTGACCAAGACGTTCAAAATATCCTAAGAGCGTTAAACGTGACAGGCCCGTGGATTGAAGCAAAAGTAGAAGTAGAAGTTCTAAAGGCAGCACAAGACATGCTGACTGAAATGGAAGCACATTCTCGCATGGTAGCCAGCACCGATCCTTCACAGTCTTATGCTGCTCTAAAAGTTCAGGAAATAGCACGAGGGGGTAGAAAGTCAAGATACACTGCTGACGACGTTGCGGATAGGCTACAAACTGCAATGAAAGAAGCAGAAGGAGCGGATGAAACAGGAACAGAACAACCTGCTCTGGATGCCGCTGCCACTCAAAAGGTTACCAAAGTAAATGAGCAATTTAGATCTTTCAATGTAACTGAAGAGTTAGAAAAGAAACTTGTAGAAGATGGTTACGGTGAAAACGATACAATACCGTTACAGTGGTTTATTGATAACGGCGTGTACAGCGAAACCCAAATACGCGGAATGTCAAAGAACTAGGGAACAATTTATGACTGATCCTATCCAACTACAGATGTCTGAAATTGAACGAAACAAACAGGCTATGAAGTCTCAGCTTGATCCTGCACAACAGTCTACGTTGGACTATATGGGGGTGGGTTCTGATGCCTCAAGGGGAATGCAACCTGTACGAGATTTGCAAGGAAAACGCCCTGAAAAACCTGACCAATTTCCTGCTCTTAAAAAAGAAACTGTTCTTGGGCAGTCAAAACCAGTATTTGAAGTAGACTATTCTGATGAAATTTTTACAGTTGATGAAGACGTTCCTATTATCGGAGGCACGGGTCTTGGTGTAAGCGTTCCTGTAAAAGCAAAACCAATCGTTACATATCCGGGCCTAGTAAGTCCCGACATATCTGTAGCAAAAGTTATGGACTTCACACGCCCTCGCGTAAAACAATCATTTCTTGACGCAGAGGGAGTATTTAGTGGTGATCCTAATAATCCTGAAGACCCGCTTAGATTTATGGGGTTTAAACTTAGTCAAGGGGAAGATGCCGATAAAAGGTTTACTAAGCTTGTACAAAACGCTGACAAATTTGGAGCGACTTACATTGTTCCTAAAGGCGTAGAGCCAGTAATAGAAAACATAGATCAATTTATAAAAATACCGTACGACAAGGGCATTGTGGATATGACTATCATGCCTGACATTGCGGTAATGATAAAAAAGAAAGCACTTGGCGAAATAACTGACGACGAAGTTGCAGGTCTTGCTGGGACATTGTATCTTGGGCCTGTTGAGTACGAACGAAAACTTTTGTCGGAATTTAACGAACAAGAGATGGAAGATTTTGTAGATCAAAAAATGATAACCTCTCTCAACTTTATGGACAGGCGCAAGGCTGCTCCCATATACGCTCATGTTCTTAACAAAAGAATGATACGTGCGGGAGTCACAAGTTCTAGGACAAGGCTGGCTATGCTTACAGAAGGTATAAGCAGTCCTAATTTTGGGGACATGAATAAAATAGGCCAAGCAGGACTTGACGCTACCGTTAGATTTCCAATTCAAGCTACAGGATGGTTTATTGGTGAATCTCTTGATATTCTTGATGAAGTGCCAATTTTATTTGGATTAACAGAAGAAGACAAGCCCGGAGGGGAGTTTGATCTTCGCAACAGTGTAGACAGACAAGAGGCGTTAAACAGAGTGTGGACTCCTGCTGCTTGGCAGTTCGTAGCAAGAATGAAACAAAAGGGTGTAGATGTTCCTATACACGCAGCAGAGGAGTACATGCACACTCTTACCGGAATGCTTCCTCGTGGTGTTAAGCTTGCCGCTGAAGTTATGGGTCCGGGTAAGCTACTTGTTGCTCGTGGCGCGATTAAGAATGCAAAAGAGTTGCGTTTGTTTGATGATTTTGTTTCGGCGCATGTGCGCGATGGTTATACCGGAGATGCCGCGACCCTGTTAAATAGGTTTGTAAATCAACGTCCTCACTTAAAAAAGGACAAGCTTGGTAATGTTATAGTTACTAATCCTGCAGATTTGCCTCCCGATTCTCTTTTCCAAAGATTAAGATTTAGTGGTACTCGTAGAAGAGTTCTAGAGGGACTAGAACAAAAGAGTGCGGCTATGCCTGTTGCTTCTCGTAAAGAAATAATTGATAACGATGATTACATAGCTAGGTTAGAAAAACGTAAAACTCTTGTAACTAGCAGGGTTAATAAGGCCGGAATAAGCACGGAGCAAGATAAACTTATGCTTGCAAGTATACAAAAAGAATTAAAGTTAGCTAATGCTAATAAGTTAATACTAGAACAACGTAGCGCAAAAGCCCCGTGGATGCGGGACGCACAGCGGATGGATACGTTTATGATTCTTGGCGCAACTTACGCTGGGCACTACACACAAATGAATTACGATGACGACGATGGAACTCCCACTGAGGGTCTATTGGGTAATTCAGCCATTGGAGAGTTGCTTGGAATAGGTGGTGGTATAGCTGCAGACCTGCTACTACGAGGCGGTAACCCTGCATTTTTTGCACTTATGCGTTCCCCGATGGGTGCAGCGGTGTTTACAAAGATGCGCGGAAAACAAGCGTACATGGAATTTCTTGCGAAGCACGTAGGGCAATACTCTCCCGGATTACAGGCAGGAGTGGCTGCGCGAGGAGAAGTTTTGAACGAAGCGTTTGATGCGGTGATAGCAGAAGGTCTTGATGAAAGCCTAGTAGCTAGAGGGTACGCCAGTGTTTCTGGTTTGATAGGTCTTCAAGCTTTAGAAGACGCTACTCGTATGCAAATAGCTACAGGGGAAATGGCAGGAAGTCCTCAAGTTGTAGAAGCACTTCAAGCTAACCTCACCCGAAAAACGCACTTGCTGGCTGCACTCAGGGAAGTTTTGTATACTATGGATGCACCGCAACCGGGAGCAACAAAAACAGCAGCGGATGAGTTTTATGAGGTGATGAATACTGCGTACAACGCAGCCCTAAAAGATAGAGATGGCCTAAGTGAAACTTTAGATATTATCAACAACAATGGATTACAACATTTCACAGATAACATCAGTAGTAGCTTGGGAGTTTACAGAACAGGTAGAACTGGAGGTAAAACCACGACATCAATAGAGGCTGCACTAGAGGACTTACACCATCAAAATTTAATTGATAGAAACAACATGCCTACTGAAGATTTTGAACAGTTGTCGGACACTATAACACAGCAGGTTACAAAAACTGTAACGACGGTTGCACAAAAGACAGAAGCTACTCTAGGCAATCTTTCATCAGCCCAGCGAAAAGTAAAAGATTTTAGAGATATGCCAAAAGGCAGAAAGTTTTCGGAGGGTCATCCGGGAGGAATTATAGCACAGGGAGCCAAGACACCCGTTCTTTTGGGAGAAGCAACTGAAGGAGATTTACTTGCTGCGGTGCTAGAAGCTGTACACACTGAGCAAAAGATATTGATTCAAGGAGAGTATCAACGACTAGGCACCTCTACTAGACCTGTCCAGTTTTACGAGTTAGGTGGGAATAACCAACCGATTGCAGAGGGCGCAGCTACTGTAAATGTGGGAGATGTGTTTGACGCCTTATTCAGTGTTAAAACTGAAGAGGGTATCATATCCCTTGAAAGGGCATCTAAACGAGGCATAAAGAGCAGGGGAGCAGTCAACCTTACCAATCAAGCCTTTAAAGATATAGCTGCTCCGTTTTTTGAAGCTCAAGCGAAGAATGGTGAAACAAAAGATGACGTTATAAATGCACTAGGGGCTGCATTAGGAGTCCAAAAAAGAAAGTCGAGAGATTACGAAATAGATGTAATAGACGCCCTTAGAAAAGCTGCACAAGACCCCCGTGATTTAGATGGCATGTTTGACATATCTCTGTATCAATTACGAGAGATGGACAGAGCTATAACAACCATGAGGTACGACAGCACTGGCACGGCTGCAGAAATACTTCCTAACGTACAAAGTTTAATTAAATCAAAGTTTAATTCGTTTGAAGTCATAGGAGATGACGGGGCACGAATTCAAGTGGGCGCACTAGGAGTAAAGTCAGCGGATGGAACAGTTGTTCCCGCTCAACAAATTTTAGAAAGTGCTAATTCACAGTGGTCATCGTTTAAAAATCGCTGGTACGATAAAAGAGCAGACTCTCCCATACACACGTGGATGAGTTGGGGTAATAGACAGGTAGGTGAAAGCACAGTTAACAACCCGCTTGGTATAACTCACGGCAACTTGCCAACATCAAAGTGGCTAGACATAGAAGAAATAAGTAAGATGAATATCGATACCGCTGTTAAGTACGCATCTTCAATAGCAGAGGCTTTGGGGCAAAAAGTATACAACAGAGAAAAGAACCTTGATGAGTACGTATTCCTAGAAGGGGATCATGTCACAGAAGCTTTTAAAGCTATCCTACGAGCAAAAATGGCTAGGCACATAGTAAGTCAAGGGGGCAGTTTAGTGCCGGGACAAGCTATGGATGAGATGGCTCGTTTTATGGATATATTTCAAGTTCGATCTGCTGATGGAACCATGAAACCTATGATGGATAGTAACGAAGTGTTTAACAATGCACAGGGGTTGAGCAGAACTAGCGTGGGTGACGAAGTGTTTGAAACAGAGATAGCTAGGGCTGCTTCAGATATGAATACTGCGTTGGTAGACATGTTAAAACCTGCACAGGATCAGCTAAAATACAAAACTTTAACTGTAGATATTTTAAATTCTTTTACAGGCAGAAATTTAAAGCAAGAAGGAATTGCTGAAGCTTTAACCGGATCAGGCATGGGGCAAATACAAGAAATTAAGAGTAGGATAAAGGAAGCTACAAAAGGGGAGTTAACCGACGATCAAATAGATGGGGTTCTTGCCAACGTGTACTTAGATTCAATGCTTCAAAAGGTGTTTCAAGATACTAACACTACTGTTGTTTCGGGGACGGGTGGCACTATGGACACGTTAATTCCCGTATTCAGTACCTCAAGCCAACAAATGAACGACATGATAGGAGTAGGGAACCCCACCAAAGCAGCAGTTGTGAAAAGTTTGATTGGTGAAAAACGGTATAAAGTTTGGGAGGCTGCTGCCACAGTAGTGTCCGACATGGATTCTAAAAAGTATAACGGAGCAAGGCTTCTTGTGAATGGTATACCACGAGGTCTTAGCTTTGAGTCTTGGACTGCACGTACTTTTGCGTGGCAAAGGGGAGCTATTGGATTAAAATGGTTTGCTACAGAGGCTGGTATACAGCAGGTAAGACTTAAAAACTTTAATATGCTGCAGGGTGCGTTACTTGATCCTGAAATGGGAGAGTTGTTTTTGGAGATGGTAAGAACAGGGAAACCACTGTCACCGGAGCGTGACGCCTTGTTTAGACGGGCCATGTACAGGGCAGCAGCCTTACAAGCTAACAACGCTCAACTTGTTATCGGTGAGAAAACAATATCGGACAAGTACGGAATGGAATACAAAATTAATCCCGGACCACTAGGTACACCGCAAGTTGTAAAGAAAAAAACAGGAGAAGTTATAGAGTCTTTTCCGTCTTTAGAAAAAAGAAAGCAAATGTTTAATACTCCCAGTGATGAGGCAATGACAATAGATCAAGACACTGGATTACCACGTATCAAAATAGACCCACTTGATTAGGAGAAACAGATGAAAACCTATAACAACGGCCCACGCAAACGTATGATGTACGGTGGCATGGCAAAGAACAAGCCCATGATGAATGGCGGCATGGCAACCAAAAAGAAACCCCGCAAGAAAGCTTACGGGGGTGGCATGATGACGGCTACACAGCCGCAACAAAACATGATGCAAAATCAGATGATGCAGAAGCCTATGATGAAGATGGCGGGAGGCGGTGAAGCCAAGCTGAAGATGGTAAAGAACAAAGAAGGTAACATGGTTCCGTTCTATGCTGCTGATGGCAAAGGCAAGAGCTAGACGTATCTGCCTGACTTCTCCATGATCTCTTTCGACATAGAACTTAGGTAACGAACGAGGGACGCTACAGAGTGTGCGCCGTCATACTCAGGTAACCCCTTGTTTATTACCTTCTCTAGTTCCTCTGGATTTATACAGTCGGACAGAAGTTCTACCTTACCATTCTGTAACAGGTTCGCTTCGAACTTAAATAGGAATGCTTTTTTTGACATCAGATAACTCACTTATCGGAAGGTTGTAGCAGTCAGCCTTGAACTCAAAGCTGTTCGCAGAGTCTACGTGACCCCGCTTGTATTTAGTTGCCTTCGCATAGAAATCTGATTTGGATATCTCACCCAATATCCACGCTTGTGACATGTTGATTAAGATACGGACAAACACATAGTTGTCGCAATCTTGTGTGGCCCCGTGTGCTGCCACTGAACAGTCATAGTGTGGATAGGGACGTGTGTTGCAGCGTTTCGTCTTCACATCGATACGCTCCCCGTCCCTAACTAAATCGTAGTCGTACGTGTTGGCCTCTGAAGCCCCCGTGAT